AGCTCTGTAGATATTTCGTTGCTTCTGTAGGTACATACAACCTTAAATGGTCTTACCGAAACGTCAACAGTAACTAGAGTTGAGTAGTCATTCTCTGTTCCTCTGGCAACGTCAGCAATCGATATGTAAGTATGTCCTTCAACTGGTTCTTCAAATATCTTAAGAGTTTCGTCTTGCTTCAGTGGAGGGTAAGCTACAAGTGAGTTAATAGCACTTCCGCTAATCAGAGTGTTTGAAGAGTTCTCAAATGTACATAGAATATCTCTTGCAAACTTCAGTTCACCCAAATCCCTTCTCTGTTGAGCTAGCCAATTATCATCTCTACCCGGAACAACATCCCAAGAATAGAAAATGTGTTTGAAGTTGTTTATTCCTGCTTCTGCTTCTTTCCACAGCTTGTAGAAGTGGTTTCTTCCTCTTGGCGTCGAACTTACAAACAGTTTTGTGGTTTCACCCGTAGAAAGTGTTGGCCACACAGATGTGTTAAAGTCTTCTGCGACGTTGTTTGAAACAACTGCATACTCGTCAAGATACACTAGGTTCAAAGATTTACCAGTTACAGCGTTAGGACTTGTAGCAGCAGCAAATACTTTAGAGCCATTTTCCAGTTCAATCGAGGTCTTGTTCCATTCAGTAACCCCAACCTGCAAGAACAAAGGAAGATTCTCATACATCGTTTTGATACGAGACAAAACTTCTTTTGCACCTGCCAACTTGTAAGACAGCAAAGCTACGTTTTGTTGTTCATTAAAGATTACGTGCCAAGTGATATACGCAGCAGTACATGTAGTCTTGGATTGCTGTCGCCCCATCATAGAGATTACTTTTCTTTCTTTCCACAAATGGGTGATAAAGTCTTTTTGGAAATCCCACATCTTAAATGGGATAAGCCCCTTATCCAAAGAAATGATCTTGCAATACTTCTCGATAAAATACAAAGGGTCTTCCGCACACTTGATAACTTCTTCAAGCTGTTCTTTTGAATAGGGCATGTTGATTCCTGCCCTCTTCAAATTGGCAATGCCTAGATACCCTATATTTTTTGAGTTCTTAATCAATTACTGCAATCCTTTAAGTTGTTTCAGAAGATCAGCAGTTGTTCCTTGAAAGATGATGTTGTTCTGAGTGTTGTTTACAGTCTGAGTCGGAGACTCTTCTTTCTGAGTCTTAGACTTAATCTTCTCTTTCAACTCATGAGCAGCCAAAAGCTGTTGGTTGATGTCTGCAAGGCTCTTCATCAGGGTTCCGACCACTTCGTAGGCTCTGGGGTTTTCTGCTGACTTGGCAAGCTCCAAAGCCCCGTTAAGGGCTTCTTTGCCTGCCTCGATTATTTCGAATTGATTTGACCGGACATAGTCAAAGTCAACCTCTTTCATTTCTTCTTCTGTTTGTTCTTCTTGGACCGCAGGTAAATTTCCTGTAGACACAGTTTTTACTTCGTAGTCAACAATGTCTGTGATGTCCAATACTTCAGTTATAGCTTTTGGGTCCATGATTTATTCCTTGAAGATTCTCCAACCGTCCAATCCAACTCTTTCTGCTTTAAGCCCGTTGGATTTAAACTGGTCTGTTTTAGCAATGCTGCTAACAAAGTTGTTGTATACTTTTCTTAGTCTGGGGTATGCCGGAGAAAATTTTGCTTCTCCGCGATCCTCTACTACTTTCAGAATTAGTGAAGCTATTTTCGAGAAGTTTTGGATAAGATCAGATATCTCTCTATTACCCTGAGAAATGTCAACAAGTCCATTTATAGATAGAATTTTCTCTAGAGTATATTCCTCAACAACCTTGGCGGGTCGCACAGAGAATAGAACATTGCCATCATCGTCTAGGAAAAAGAAAAAAAGGTTTTCTTTGCTCTTAAAACAAGTAACATCAAGATTTGAATACAAGTCTTTTACTTTATGTCTTGCGAATTTCTTGTCATCAAAGTCTGGAGAATTGCTCCCCCAATTGAACGAGGTAAGGGGTTCGAGTTTGAGTGTAATTTCTGCTAAAAACTCTTCGGGCCAGTAGCTCTTTCCTTCGTGCACAATCTTGATTTCTTCAAAGTAGAAAGACTTGAAGTCTGCAATATTCATGATTTATTTTATTCCTTTGTGGTCCAACTCTCCACTATGGTGTGAGGATCATTTCTGCCTGCTTCGAATGGGTCAACAACAACTGAATACTCGTCAAAGGCACTCATTGAATTAACACCTACAACCGATTTCTTAATTTGATTTGTAAACTGATCTGTATCGACAGAAGGATAGAAGTTTAGCTTTGCTGTAAAGTTTAGAGTGTGGATGATTGCTCGTCTTTCTGTGAAGCTGCCATCATAGCTATCCTCAACGGACACGCTGTTTAGAATAAATGGAACATGGATTGTTGCGCCAGTGTTCTCGTCTGCAATTATTTGTACAGAATATTCTGGTTTGAAGAACGGAAGAATCTGCTCCACCAAAGCAAATGCATCGTCAGATGACTTTGTATATATGTACAGTGACAGGTTAAGATTGTATGGAACCGGGCTTCCCTGAGAGATTCCGTTGGGATAAGTGATGCTGCCAAACTTATTCGTCATCCTATTTGTGTCATAGACGTATCCATTAATCTCGAAGCTCATTCTCGGAAGGTCAATTAAAACCTTGTTGTTCAGGTTTGGGTCTTGTCTAAGTCGAACTAGAGTCTTGTCTTTTGGTGCATACGCAATAGGAACGGCAATAACCTGTTCTAGTGTGCCATCAGGCAGATACCGATTAAGTTTCAGATCAGAAAACATTGAGCCAAAAGCCACAACCGTTTTTCTGATTATTGCATTGTAATAAAACTTTCCTAGCATGAGCCATCTCCAAACGGATCGTTAGGGTTCCAAGAGTTCACAAATCCCCCCGCCTCTTCTTTAAAGTCGGCATTGGTTGCATATCTATTCTTCTCTTGAGTTTCGTCGTTCCAGTGTTCGCTGCCTATTAGTGATCCGTTTTCTGTGATAAGGTCTTCCCCTGCTTCTGAAGCCATTGTGTATAGAAGAGAGTCAATTGCTACTTCTTGCGAAATAGAATCAATTGCAGGAATGCCAGTTCTGAAAAGCTCGTTTGAATACTGGTACATTTCGCACTTCAAGTCATACGTTGTAATGCGATCTAGTTGATAGAAAGGTTTTTCGTGCTCAACGAACTTTACCTCGTATAGTTCTTTCTGAGACTGACCAAACTCGATGAAGATCAGATCACCTTCATTTGGGCGAGAGTGAACTATTGTGACCCCAAGCTTGCCAATTTCGGCTTCCCATCTTTTCTTGGAAATTCTAAAGGTGTAGTTGTCTCGAAGTTCCAGACCGAATCTTGCGATAATCTCTGACTCGCCTTCTGGTCCCTCAAAATTTTCGATGTAAACCTCAATAGGGATTGCTAGGTCGAAGATACTCAGTGTATCTTCCCCTAGAATGTTATCGAATTTTCGCAGTCTTCTTGGCAGGTAATAGACTTCAAAACCATAGATTTGAATCGATTCTATTACCATATCTTCGTAGACCATGTGCTCCATCGTGGAGCCTTTGTTGAAGAAAGGGTTTAGTGCCATGACTGATTACCCAATAAAAATAGCATCAGGCGGAAGACTCCAATACTCTTGCATCTTGTCTTCTAGCTCTTTAATCTCTGCTGTGGCCTCGTCGTAAATTTGTTGTCCATTAAGTGTGACGCCACCGGGCAAAGACATGCCTTGATACTTTTTGAGGTTAGTGCCCCACTGCTGTTTGATTAGGGCTGTTGCGTATCTCTTCAAGAAGATATCGTCATACACCTTACCGTATTCTTGTGGGTCTAGAATTGCGTAGCATTCGAAAATCAAGTATTGATCTGGGTTAACTTGCTTTTGCCAGTCTAGATTTACAAATACCTTGTTAGTCTTTCTGTTGAACTTGATCGAGTGATGTGTGTTAAGGGTGAAGTCGATTAGACTCAAGTGCTGCTGAACAACTGTGTAGTAGATCAGACTCATAGAAGACACATTGTATAGGTCGTTCATTCTGATTTGATACGTAATGTCAAACATGCTACCAGATTGGTTGTCACCTTGGATTGGGAGAATCCTAAGAATGCTCGTAATGGCGTCAGAAACCTGCACGTAGCCGTTTTGTATGTCTCCGATGAACAGAGAGTCCACCACAGCCGTTGCACCGCTCTGAGAGCCTGTAATCGTTTCTCCGACTAGGAATGTACCTTCGAAGACTTTCGTTCGAATCTTATTTGGTTCATTGGAGTCGTAAACCCTACACTTAGCTCCAGACACACTACCAACAACATCCTCACCAACTGTAAAGCTGGCCCCAACATCGGTCGTTAATCTGATGTGGTTAGCTGTGATTTTGTGCTTCATATAAAGCCGCTGAATACCATCAAAGTGATATTCTTGCCACCATTTCACAGCGTCGTCAACCCTGTCTGCAATCTGTTCTTCAGCCACAGATATGTCAACGACAGGCTTTCCGAGCTTTTTCAAGCAATATTCGATGAAGTCTTCTCTGTTGTTAATCATTTACTTGCCTTTGTGTTTAAATAAGTGTACTATTTATAATGATTCTTAATCGAGGGTAAAAATATGAATTTTGATAGCACTACACTCCTAGAAACATTAAACCTCTTGTTTTATTATGACAAGCAAGAAGGTAAGCTGTATTGGAAACATAGAGTGGGTAGAGCCGAAGTTGGCTCGGAGGCCGGATATGTTGACAAATCAACCGGATATAGAAAAGTTATGATTAACAAGAAAAACTTCTTTATCCATAGATTGATTTTCTTGATCGAAAAAGGGAAACTCGTTGATTATATAGACCATATAGATAACAACAAGCTAAACAACAAAATAGTCAATTTGAGAGAGTGCACACATAGACAAAATATGCAAAATAGAAAGCTAAGAGTAGACAACAATTCTGGAACTACTGGCGTTAGCTGGCAGGATTCTCGCAAAAAGTGGTTGGCTAGAAGTTCCGATGAAAACGGAAACCGAGTATATCTGGGATACTATCTAGACTACGAAGAAGCAAAGGGTGCGGTAGAAAGATTTAAATTAGAACATCACAAAGAATTTGCCAAAATAGACTAGTCATTTCTTGGTCCTAAAATAAAATGCCATCACCCCTATTTAGAAGCGATGGCATAATTGTTGATTCTAAGGTCTTAAGGTAATGTGTAGAATCTTTGACCTTCTTTATACCTATCTGGATTAAAGCTTTCTGGTCGATCTTTCGCTGTTTACTCCACCCAAGCTGGCGTTAGGGTCGCTGTTTGATGCTCCACCTGATAGGCGATATTGGATTTCTGTGTCGATGATAGCCATTTAATTTTACTTAGATTTTGGTTATTCCGTTATTGATGAATACGTTGCCACCTGCGACGTTTGGTGCTGTTGGTTTGTTTCTTGTTAGCTCTCCCGGAATAGATGGGTGAGCGTATAAAATGTCTCCAACTTGCCAAACTTCTCCAACCGTAGACCCTGTTGTGTTTAATTCTCTGACCTTTCCAAGAGTGGTTGCCCTTCCTGTTTGACCCGGTTCCAGATTAGTGGTCAGCACCCCAATAATATATTCTGGAATAGCATTTGAATCCGCCACAAATAAGTCAACTGAAGGCTTTATCCAACCATTGAATCCATACACACCAGCAAATCTAACGACCGTTCCGTGAGGGATTGGATTGGCAGTTCCATTGTAAACTTCAATGTAGTTCTCCAAACCTACCTGACATGTCGAGCCATCGTTTTGATAAACATCCAAACAATCTTCGTTGTGATTCCAAGCGATCATTCTGGGAATAGGGTCAACCTGTGGGCCTGTGTCCTCGAAAGTTAGGGAGTTTACTTTTCCTTGGTCTCCAGAAAGATACCCAAAGTAGAACATCTTGTCATCCGGATTGTATCTGAGAACATGGTCTGTATTACCAACAGAGTAGCGATCAACATCGTCAAGATTCTTAAACCTGACTTCACCAGAGCCATATGAACCATAGGAGGCATTAGCCAGAAATCGTTCGATGTTCTTAATTCTGGAATCAACACTGACTTCTTCATTCAGTTGAGTCTTCTTGGACAGAATAGAAAGTACTTCAGAGACCAGATTGGCGTGTTCTTCTGGGTCCGACTCTGGTTCAGTAACCTCCTGAATCTCTTCTGTGACTTCTGTGATGAGTTCAACCTTCTTGGTCTTGGCCTTGATCGATTCTAGAATTTGTCTACGTTCAATCTCCTTAATCTCTGACACCACTTCGGCGTCGGGT